GAATATCTCATACTTAGATGGACAGATTCTTTTAAGATGGATAAGCCGTCTTATAAGTTCTGGACCGTTGGTGATAAATACCACGAAGTATTCATGCGAAACATGAAAGCTGTTAATTCTCTCAAGAAAAAATTTCCAGAAAATATTATTCTGGAAGCCATCAGATCTCCATATTTTGAAACAATATATCATATTGGATTAAAAGCTTATGGTCCGAGGGGTTGGAAGTACAATCCTGTTGCAATCCAAGCCGTTACGCAGTACAATAGAGATGTAGAGCAAGCCCGCGAACTCAAAAAAGCGCAGACAAATGCTCATATCGAAGAACCAAAAGAGCAAGAAATTAAAATAAGAAGAACAAACACAAATAAAAAACAAAGCACAATTAATAAACTGAGGAAACTATGAGCAAGCTAAAGAAAAAATCATCAAGCAAGTTTGACAGCGACGTTGTTAGCAATTCAATCGTTAGTAAGTATGGAGATGTTGTTAGGAGTGGCACAGAAGTCCTTGAATCTATAAATAGCCTTCAAGTTATTGGAGTGTCACCTGCCCTAGACATTGCCTTGGGTGGCGGTTTACGGGAGGGTAGTGTTGTGGTAATGACTGGAGATCCTAAATCCGGTAAAACCACAACCGCCCTTCATTTTGCTTCAAAATGCCAAGCTCTTGGAAAGCGTGTGATTTATGTTAACACGGAGGGTAGATTATCACGACAGAATTTCGACGGCATCAAAGGCTTAAAAGCAGACAAGATATTAATTATAGAATCAACAGATGATAAAATATTATCAGCACAAGATTTTCTAAACATTATTGAATACTATATCAATAACGATCCCGGATGTTTAATCATTGCTGACTCATTGTCTAACATGGTTCCTCAAGATGAACTAGATGGTGAAATCAGAACTGGCGTTCGCAATGCGTTGCCGCGATTGTTGTCTATGTTCTTCAAGCGTATCAGCGGTACGCTAATGAAGAATAAAACTATACTAACCTGTATTACTCATAATATCGCTAACACTGGCGGTTCACCGTATGCCCCATCGAAGATGGCAGACTGTGGCAATATGTTGCAATATCAAGCTGGAACTAACATGGTTATTACGCACCGTGGAAGATGGCAAGTGCCAAAAGATAGCGGCCCGCACGTTGGGCAAATTGCAAACTGGGCAATAAAAACATCTTGCGCTGGCGGTCTTCCAAACAGCACAGCCGAAAGTTGGATTAGATATGGAATTGGTATTGATGAGACGCAAGAAGTTGTTCAGATCGCTTGCGAGTTTAGACTAATTAAAACCGCTGGTGCTTGGTATACAATTCAGTGTGCATTAGATGATGTGCAGCATCCAACTGTTCAAAAACTTCTGAAAGACAATAATGTTGGAGACAAAGAAGAAGATATCGAAAGATTTTTTAAATTTCAAGGCTCTAATAATACTCTTGAGTTTTTAAATCAAAACCCAGACATTTCATCATTCATCTATGACAAGATTAAGGAATTATTTTAATGGCCCAAGTAGAGTTAACCAAGACAGAAGCTTGGAGAATATTAGATGCCCTTCAAGTGTATAAAAAAGATTACGAACTAACGGACTACGTAAAGAAAACCATTCGCAACGCAGAAAAGAAATTAAAAAAGGTTGTAAATGAGTAACTATTTAAACATAGATATACCACCATTTTGGTGCTATTTAGACACGGGATTTCTACACAATAAAGAAGCTAGTGTAAAAAATGAAAGAATTGTTGTCGAAGCGTTTTCTTTTACAAGCATACCACAACGCTGCGCCATGTTTTCTATTATGACGGAGTACGGCAGTCAACACGCAAGAGTCCCAATACATTACTTAAGAGCTAACGATAGTGGTGGAACAGATTATGACTTAGACTGGCTTGAGCTTTGGGATAGCATGAGTTATTATGCCTCTTGCAATATTAACGAATACACAAAAAATAGAGCTGCCAATATTATGCTAAAAGATCATTCTATGCAAAAAGGCAAATATCTATTTACTATTGACTGGTGCTTTGGTCCACAGTTTAAATCTGGATACGGAGAAATGGCTGCTGGTCACAAGTGCGGGCATTTCTTTGAGGGCGAAGGCGGTCAATACTTTATGCAACCAAACAATAGGGTGCTATGGGTAGACGGCGGTAGTTTTATCAGTAGGCAATTCAAAAAAAAGCCAGACTGGTCAGTATTCTCTAAAGAATATAGTTGCGAACATTCTGGAAGTCGCTGGGTGTCGGAATCAAATGAAGAAGTTTACTTTTACGATTTTAGGGATTTAGAAAAAGATAATGATGAGTAATAATATGTGGCCAAAAATTATTGGGCTATTGGCTGTTTGGGTAATTCTCTTTATTTATTTGTACAGGCCAGAAAATGAAAGTTAAGGGGTTAAATGGAAGAGATTACGCTTGGGATTTAAGAAAGTATTCCGTAAACGCGAACGACACAAGAAGAAGGTCAAAATACCACGTTCGCGCAAGAAAACTCTTGAAGACTATCTTCCATAGCTATAGATTGCTTGAAGAAGTTAAGTTGCCGGGAAGTACGCCAAGACACAGAAAGGGAGTTTTGTATTTAGATTTTTATATACCACAAATAATGCTAGCTGTAGAAGTTCATGGGCAGCAACATTATGAGTTTACCCCATTCTTTCATCAGACAAAAGCTGATTTTGCGTTGGCAAAAGCGAAGGATGAAGATAAAATAGAGTGGTGCGAGTTGAACAACATTGACTTGATTACGTTGAAATATTCTGACACAGATGATTACTGGAGAGTGCAAATTGAAAACCGCCAAAGAAACAATTGAAAGTTTTGTAGAACAATTAGACGATTTTATTAATACAACGAATATAAAGTTTGCCAATTTTAAGCCCGAATTCATGACAGCAGCAGACATGTCAATGGATAAGCTAAAGCAACTAAGCAAAGACGATTGTTTTAATAATGCCGATCTGTTGTACGGTTATGCTGCATACATTAGTGATCAACTAACAAGACAAAAGGTAGTATACGATCTATGCACTGATCAGTTAGAAAAAATGGTAGCAAAAAATAGTGATAGATTTGGTCCATACACAAAACACGAAGCTAAGATTCAACTAATCGTCGTAGATAATGAATACGCTAATTCAATAGATCATTATCGTCAAATAGCTCAAGCAAGAATGCAAAGCCTATCAGACAAAGCTTATGAATTGAAGCGAAAAGCAGACATATTAACCGAGAAAGGTAAAAGACTATGAGTATGAAAGATTTTGTAGAACTATTAACACCTGAGCAAAAAGAAGCTTTACTTTCTGCACTTAGCGGGAGTGTTGAGACTAATGAAACTAAGAACTCAGAAGAAGTTCACAGCGATGCGAAGGATTCAATAACGGAAGACTTTCAGGTTAAAAAGCAAAACAATCTAAATAAGAAGCGCAAAGAAGCGGTTCAAGCAAGCGTCAACACTTGGAAAGACACCGGGGAAGACAGACACATTGAAACTCCAAACGCTTCTATCACCCCTAGAAATAGGGCCAAGCCCAAAACTAAGAGTGTCAAATGTCATGTGTGCGGAAAGACAAGCAATGTAAGATCAAGCTTAGTTTATGGTGAGTATTATCGCTGTGATTCATGTATAGGGTAATGTTTTGACACAAGAAAAACTATTTGATGTAGGGGCTGAAAGAGCAGTTCTAGCTGGCTTAATGCAGTATGGCATAGATGCCTACGTAGTCATTTCTGACTTTATATCATCAGACAGCTTTGTTAATATTAACAATCAAGCTATATACAAATGTCTTGAAGATATCATCTTGGAAGAAAAATCTGTAGACATTGCCTCAATACTATCTTCTGCGGAAAAACTAAAACTGATTGAGACAATCAATACTAAGCAAGAGCTTAAATATATCAAGTCTCTTTTAGACTTCCCAGTAAACAAAGATAATATTATCAAGTTTGCTGCACAGATTAAGAAGTTTGAGTTTGCAAGAAAGATCAAGAAGCTCACCATGAAAATCCATAACGATATGGATAGCGTTAAGGGCGACGAAAGTATAGATGAAATTATTGGTAAGCTTGAAAATCCGGTGACAGATT